TGGATACCTACATCTCTTAGTCAACGTAAGAAGATGAAGAAACTACACAAAAGAACTAATCGTAGTATCAGAGGCGAGGCTAAAGGAGATGTTGTTGTAGTTTATTCAGGTAGATTTCAACCGTTTCATTTAGGTCACTACTCAACATATAAGAAGTTAGTACAAAAATTTGGAAAAGACAAGGTTTTTATCGGAACAAGTAATAAAACAGAATCAAGTCGTAGTCCGTTAAATTTTAAAGAAAAAAAATCTATTATTACAAAGTTTTTTAGTATATCACCTAAGATGGTTGTACAAGTTCGTAATCCGTATTCTCCTGTTGAGATACTAAAAGATTTTCCTAAAGACACTACATATGTAGCCGCAGTAGGAAAAAAAGATTCACAAAGATTAAAAGGTAAATATTTTAAACCTTATAAAAGAGGACAATTCGTTCCTTATGAAGATGGCGGATTTGTTTTAGCAGTACCTCCAACTGATTTTAAAGTAGGCGGTGAGCCTGTAAGCGGAACAAAGGTACGTGCAACTTTCGGCGGTCCCGTTAATATGTCGGCCAAAGAAGAATTATTTAAAAGAATGTATAAAAAGGTTGACAAAAAGATATTACAATTTTTAATTAAAAAGTTTGGAGGCACTTTAAACGAAGCAACTACGAGTTCTAATGGTAATATGGATGACGGTCCACCGACTTATTATGCAAGTTATGCTGATTATAGAAAGTATTCTACTGCATGGTTGTTGGACCTTTATGGTGAAGATTGGAAAGTATTAGACCATTTAGTATATTCAGAGTTTGACCCATTAGAAGATTATACTTTAAAATATAATACGGTACCTGCTGTATCATATTTAGATGCAGGAACAATTAAAGGTTCTAAAGATGCTGTTAAAAAATATAAAAAATTTATACAAAACATTACAGATGATTTTGGATGGGATGTGATTAAATGGTTAGGTGTAGATGCCGCAGAAAAAAGTTTAACAGGAACGGTAATGTCTGCGGGAGTCGGAAAAGATTTATCCGACCAACACGATTTAAAAGAAAATGTAAAAGAAATAGCAGTTCGACCTAAGCCTAAAAAATTTAGAGATATTTATGATGCTCTTCCTTCTGATTTAAAGAAAAGAGTTATGAATCTTAAAAACTATGACCAAAGAAGAGACGCTCATCCTGAAGGTAATGTTTTAAAACATACTATAGCTGTAACTAACAGAGCATTGAAAACAGGCGATATTGATTTTGCGTTATCCGCATTATTTCACGATATAGGAAAAGATGAAACTGCAGGTATTCATCCGAAGAAAGGACACATTACACATTTTGGACACGAGAAAGTTTCTGCTAAGTTAGTAAAAAAATATGCTACTTGGATAAAATCAATGGGTGGTGATGTTGATGCTATTTATTATATAGTTAAACAACATATGAGAATGAAAGTCTTTGATAAGATGAGATGGACTAAACAAGATAAGATGAGAAAAGACAAACATTTTGGTAAGTTACAAAAATTTACTAAATTTGATAAAGGCGGTAGAGGAATAAATGATAGTGAACTAAAAGAAAGTGTATTTTCAGATTCTAAACAACTATTTATAGAAGATAAAGAGTTACTTTTAATGGGCGGTGCCTACGGACACCTCGCTCATCCTTTCGATGATAATAGGTTAACGTTTAGAGATTTGAAAACAATGATAGATTTAGCACTTCAAGGCAAACTTGAAAGTGTTTCAGAAAAGACAGATGGTCAAAATCTTATGATTTCTTATATTGATGGAAAAGTAAGAGCGGCGAGAAACAAAGGTCAATTAAAGAACTTTGGTCAAAACTCTCTTGATATAAAAGGCATACAAAATATGTTTTCAGGTAGAGGTGAAATAGAAAAAGCCTTTACATATTCTATGAAAGATTTAGAGATGGCTATCAAGAAGTTAGGTAAGAAAGATTTAGATAATATATTTGGTAATGGTAAGTCTTTTATGAGTTTAGAGGTAATGTATGTACCGACTACAAATGTTATACCTTATGGAATTAATATGTTAGTATTTCACGGTACTATGACTTATAATGAAAAAGGCGAAGCAGTAGGACAAAGTAAATCTGCAGGTTCAAAGTTAACAAAGTTAATTAAAAAAGTCAACGGAAATGTTCAAAAACATTTTGATATACAAGCATTGCCTAATACTAAGTTACCAAAAGTAAAAAATTATGAAGCTAAAAAATCTACATTTTTAAATAGAGTGAATAAATTACAAAAACAATATGGACTTGCAGATTCAGATACAGCTGGTGACTATCATCAACATTATTGGTTAGAGTTTATTTTATCAGGAGCAAAATCATCTGATTATCCTAATCCTACAGATAACGTTTTATATAGTTTGATGAAGAGATGGGCGTTTTTTGATAAATCATATAAGATACCTACAATTAAAAAAGATTTAAAAGAATATCCTAAATTTTTACAATGGGTATTAGCAGTCGATAAACAAGACCAAACTAAAATATGGAAAAAAAATATATCCGTGTTTGAAAGAATATTTCTTGACTTAGGCGCAGAAATACTATCTAATATGGAAAACTTTTTATCTGCTAATCCTACACAAGCCGCAGTTACGATGAGACAAGAATTAGCAAAAACAATAAAGAAAATACGTTCAAGTAAAGATTTGAGAACTATAGATATGATGAAAGCACAACTTGAAAAAGTTCAATCTATGGGCGGATTTAAAAAGTTAGTTCCTACAGAAGGAATTACTTTTATGTTTAAAGGTAAAGTTTACAAACTAACAGGTTTGTTCGCACCTATAAATCAAATACTTGGAATGTTAAAATACACAAGGTAAGTTATGAGTGATTTTGGAAAAAGTGGTAAAGAAAGAGTTCGTGAATATAAAGCAATGGAATCTATTCTTAGAGGAGAAACTCCTGAAAAAAGAATATTTGTTGGATACGAAGGTAAAAAACAAAAGCAAGGCGATATTGAAAGTCCATTGACCGAGATAATGAAAGATGTTCGTATGCCAATGTTTTGTAAAAGTTGTGACAGAATTATGAACAAAAAAGTAGATGATTCAGCATGGGCGCAGTTTGGACATTGTTTTGATTGTCAAATAGAGTTTGAAAACAAATTGATAATCAAAGGTACATATGATGATTGGAGAAAAAAACGAGCTATACAAAATAAGATAGCTGAATTAACAGATAAATTAGATGGTATAGAAGAATTTCGTTCACAAAGTGTTGTAAAACATTACAATGCTATAAATCCTGAATTGGGTGCTTTAGATGAAGAGAAATATGAAGTTGCAGATAAAGAAGAATGGAATGAAAAAATTGATGAAGCATTAGACTTTTATAAAAATGCTATATCTAAACTTAACACACAATTGGAGGAATACAATGAAGTGGATTAAATATGTATTAGGCTTACTTGGAGCTGTCGGTGCGTTGTTTGCAGTTAATAAAGCAAAAAGTAAAGAAGTACAACAACTTAAAAAAGTTATCGATGAAAACAAAAAAGAAGAAAAGAAAGTTGAAAAACAAATTGTAGAATTAGAAACTGCTAAGAAAGCTTCTAAAAAAGAGATTGGTAGTATGAAAAGAAAACTTACTATGTCTAAAAAGAAAACTAAGAAGATGCAAGAAGTTTACGACAATGATGAAGTAGAATCAGCAGAAGACTTTTTAAGAAAGTTTGCTAAAAACAAATGAGATTTAGTATGAAAATATTAAAATATTTCTTAATATCTTTTTTTATAATGGGCGCTCTAAAAGGCCAACAGATAAAGAAAGATGGAAAAGTAGTCACTACTTTTACACAAGAACAAGCATTAGAAATGTTAAAAGCGCGTGATGCTCAATGGGAAAGTAAATTAGCAAAAGCAGATTCATTGATAGAATCACAAAAAGTAGTAATTTCTGATTGTGAAGCAGTTGTTGTTAAGTTAGAAGAGCAATCAAATTTAGATAGTTTGATGTTACTTGCTCAGAGAAAAAGAATTGATTTGTTAAAAGTTCGTGATGAAGCTAATGAAAGATTAGTAGAATTAGTTGAACCTAAATGGTATGAGAATCAATATATTTGGTTAGGAATAGGATTTATACTCGGTAAAATATGAAACCACAATCACAAGAATTAAAAGAAGCGTTACGGCAAGAATACACTAAGTGTGGTAATGACCCGGCTTACTTTATCAGAAAATATTGTGTTATTCAACATCCTATAAGAGGAAAAATTCCTTTTGAATTATATCCATTTCAAGTAGACACACTTAATGAAGTTTTAAATCACAAATATAATATAATATTAAAAGCAAGGCAGTTGGGTATATCTACTCTGACCGCAGCATATTCATTATGGTTGATGACATTTAGAAATGATAAAAACATTTTAGTTTTAGCTACAAAACAAGATACTGCTAAAAATCTTGTTACGAAGATTAGAGTTATGCATTCTAATTTACCAGGTTGGTTAAGACAGACTTGTATCGAAGATAATAAATTATCATTACGATATAAAAATGGTTCACAAGTAAAAGCAGTTTCAAGTAGTGAAGACTCAGGTCGTTCAGAAGCGTTATCTTTATTAGTATTAGATGAGGCCGCATTTATAGACAAGATTGATACGATATGGGCTGCGGCTCAACAAACACTATCAACAGGTGGACAATGTATTGCTCTATCTACACCAAATGGTGTTGGAAATTGGTTTCATAGAACTTGGGTAGATGCAGAAGAAGGAGTAAATAGTTTTCACACTATAAAATTACATTGGACCGTACATCCTGAACGAGATAAAGTATATAGACTCGAACAAGATAAACTATTAGGCCCAGGTCTCGCCGCACAAGAATGTGATTGTGACTTTTTAACTTCAGGACAAATGGTTGTAGATGGTACTATTTTACAAGAGTATAAAGATAACCATTGTAAAGACCCTATGATGAAACAAGGTATAGATTCTAATGTGTGGATTTGGGAACCGCCTGATTATACAAAAAACTATATAATGAGTGCTGATGTTAGTAGAGGTGATGGTAGTGATTATAGTGCATTTCATATATTAGAAGTTGAAAGTATGGAACAAGTTGCTGAGTATCGTGGTAAAATTAGTACTAAAGAATTTGGTAATTTATGTGTTAATGTAGCTACAGAATATAATGATGCATTATTAGTTGTTGAGAATAACAATATTGGATGGGCGTCTATTCAACAAATTATAGATAGAAATTATCAAAATTTATTTTATTCATCACAAGATTTACAATATGTAGATGTAGAACATCAGTTGACAAATAGATATAGAGCGCAAGATAGAAATTTAAAACCCGGGTTTTCAATGACAATGAAAACACGACCATTAGTTATTGCTAAGTTAGAAGAATATTTTAGAGAAAAGGCAGTAATTGTTCATTCAAATAGATTAATAGATGAGTTGTTTGTATTTATATATAATAACAACAAGGCTCAAGCTATGTCCGGTTATAATGATGATTTGGTTATGAGTTATGGCATAGCGTTGTGGGTGAGAGATACTGCTTTAAGATTAAGAGCAGAAGGAATAGAACTGAGTAAAAAAACTCTTTCTAATTTTTCTAATCCTAATCAATTAATGTACACTCCAGGAAGTAAAGATGATTCTTGGAAAATAGAAATCGGTCCAAATAAAGAGAACGAGGACCTTAAATGGTTATTGTAGGAGTTAATTATGGCTGTAGATAAAGGATTATTTACAAGATTACGTAGATTGTTTTCTACCAATGTTGTTGTTAGACAAGTTGGCGGAAAGAAACTTAAAGTTTCTGATACATCAAGAACACAATCTACTATAAAACATCAGTTGATAGATAGATATCAAAAAATCTATTCATCTGCAAAGCAGTACGGATACGATGGCGGTGCTATTATTCAACAACAACGTTTAGGTCTTTTTAAAGACTATGAAACAATGGATTCTGATTCTATTATTTCGTCTGCTTTAGACATTTATGCAGATGAATCTACTATGAAAAATGAATATGGTAAAGTTTTAAATATTGAAACTGATAATGCTAATATTCACGATATTTTACATAATTTATTTTATGATGTTTTAAACATAGAATTTAATTTATGGCCATGGGTTCGTAATATGTGTAAATATGGTGACTTCTTTTTATTTATGGATATAGATGAAAAATTTGGAGTTACTAATGTTGTTCCTATGAGTCCTTATGATGTTTCACGTATAGAAGGTGAAGACCCTGAAAATCCACATTTAGTAAAATATCGTATGACACCTATTGACAACGTTAAACACACCCAATATGGTGGTAGTCAAGAAGACTTAGAATCATTCCAAGTTGCACACTTTAGATTGATAAGTGATGCTAACTTTTTACCATACGGTCGTTCTACATTAGAAGCGGCTCGTAAAGTTTGGAAACAATTAACTCTTATGGAAGATGCTATGTTGATTCATAGAATTATGAGAGCACCTGAAAAGAGAGTATTTAAATTTGATATTGGAAATATACCACCAGCAGAAGTTGAAAACTATATGCAACAAGTTGTAAATAAAATGAAGAAGACTCCTGTAATGGATAATCAAACAGGTGAGTACAATTTAAAATATAATATGCAAAACATTACAGAAGATTTCTTTATACCTGTTCGAGGAGGAGATTCAGGTACTTCTATTGACACGTTGAGTGGGTTAAATTACGATTCAGTTGATGATATTGAATATTTAAGAAATCGTATGTTAGCATCATTACGTGTACCTAAAGCCTTTCTTGGATATGAAGAAGGTGTAGAAGGTAAAGCAACTCTTGCGGCTGAAGATGTTAGATTTGCTCGTACAATAGAACGATTACAAAGAATTATTGTAAGTGAATTACATAAAATAGCTATTGTACACTTATATGCACAAGGATTTAGAGACCAAGAGTTAGTTAACTTTGATTTAAATCTAACAAATCCATCTACAATATATGAACAAGAGAAACTTGAAATATGGAATACTAAAACAAGTTTAGCAGATTCTATGTTGAGAGATGGACTTATGTCTTCAGAATGGGTATACAAAAACATTTTTGGTATGAGTGATGAAGAAATTAAAGAAAATGATGAGAAAGTTATCTTTGATACAAAGACTAAATACAGAAAAGCTACTATTGAATCAGAAGGTGAAGACCCAGCAAAACAACCTGAACAAGTACCTACTAATGATGATGCGATAAGTAGAAGTGGAAGCGAATTAAGTAATAGTAAGATAGGAAGACCTACAGAAGGTCCAAAATACAAAAAAGACGGTTCTGCACGTGGTCGTGACCCGATGGGTTCACACGATTTACGTACAAGCTATGAAAAAGACAACAAGATTAAACACACATATAAAAGTGGTCCATTAGCATTGGCCCATTATGATGGTTTGATGAAGGCAATGGATAAAAATTCAAGAGAAATTCTTTCAGAAACAGACGATTTATCGAAAAATTACAAAGAAGAATTAAACTCAGAAAAATAATTTTTAATTAGGACATATTTATATATGACTTAGGATAGTTGGAGTTAAAATGATAAAACATAATAAAGTTAAAAACACAGCATTTCTTTACGAGTGCTTAACACGACAAATCACCTCAGATGTGTTGTCTAACGTTGAACCATCACCTGCTTTGGGAATTGTAAAGGAATTTTTTAAGCCTACTACTATATTAGGCAAAGAGTTAGTTCTTTATAAAGCTCTGACATCTAAAAAATTAAAAAACGAAGGTAAAATAAATTATTTATTAGATTCTGTTTTACGTGAAAGAAAAAAATTAAATTATAATGAAATGCGAAGAGCAAAATACAATTTAGTAAAGAAAATTACTGAAAAGTATGATTTAAAAGATTTTTTTAGAACACGAATTTCAAATTACAAAGATATTGCCTCTGTTTATAAATTATTTGAAATTCAACAAATTTCTAATCCGTTTGAAGAAACTGAAATACGATTTGTTGTTATGGAAAATCTTAAAGAACAAGATTCTATCAAATTAGAAAAAAAATCTGTTGTTGAAAAATTTGCAAAAGAATCAAAAGATTTAAGATTGTTATCATATAAGATACTTGTAGATAAATTTAATTCAAAATATTCTAATCTTAATGAATCACAACGTGATTTGTTAAAAGCATATATTAACAATATATCTAATACAAGCACTTTAAAAGATTTTATGTCTGAAGAGATTACAAAACTTAAAGATGAAATATTAGCAATTCATCCTAACATCGATGACAAGGTCGTTTCTATTAAATTAAAAGAATGTTTAAATGTTCTACATAAATTAAATAAAGGAAACGTAGTTAACGAAAAACAACTTATTACAATGATGAGATTTTATAGTCTCTTGGATGAAGTAAATGCGGCTGTCAATAAAGCGTAGTGAATTAGTAGAAATTATAAAAGAGATTATTCGTGAGATGAACGAAGCCTCTGTTACAGGAAATGTTGCTGGTTATGAAACACCAAATGCATTCTCAGGCGGTCTCGCTAAAAACAAAAAGAAAAAGAAAGACTTAATTAAAAGACTCCATATGAACTTAGTCGGTAAAATAGACGAGTCTTCATTAACCGAGAGTCGTTATCACGAATATCGTAATGATGATTCTCGTAATCCTAAACAAAAGATTTGGCATAATGTACGAGAAGTTCGTGATAGTTTGATGAAACTTGAAAGAAGTTTAAAACACGCTATCAAGTTAAAAAATGAACAAGGGATGGATTCAAGAACTTATTATAAGTATGCTAAGAATAGTTTTCCTAAAATACAAGAAAGATTAATTAAAATGGCTAAGAGAGTCGGGGAGTTGAGCGCGTGAGTACATATAAAAAAATGATGGCTGAAGCCTTTGGTATTCAAGAAGGTAAAATTGAAGCTCGTGAATTAAAACTTTATATAGATAATGATTCTGCTTTATACAGACAAAGATTTTTACCTATTATGAGAAATCTTAGTAAACATATGGCAAAAGAC